AATCAAGGAATTAGACCATACCTAAATATTTACACTCCTGAGAATGTACTTGATTGGCACTGTACAAGAAATGATGCTGGTTATTATTACTTAGATTATTTAAAAATTAGAGAAGAACAAACAGCAGAAGGAGAATACTATAAGCTTTGGTATTTAGATAAAATTGATTGTGTATTTGTTTCTTCAACTAGCAGAGACGAACCCAAATTAATTAGTTCACTTCCAAATCCATTAATGAAAATACCAGCAGTTATTTTATACAATCAAAGAAGTCCAATGAGAGGCTTAGGTGTATCTGATTTAACTGATGTAGCAGATTTACAAAAAGCAATTTACAATGAATTTTCGGAGATTGAACAAATCATTAGACTATCTAATCACCCATCATTAGTTAAGACCAAAGACACAGATGCAGGTGCTGGTGCAGGTTCTATTATTGAGATACCTGAGAACTTAGATGCAAATTTAAAACCATATATCTTACAACCAAACGGAAGTAATCTTGATGGGGTGTTAAGATCAATTAATCATAAAGTAGAAGCAATCAATCGTTTAACTCATGTAGGAACTTTAAGAGCAACTGCTGAGAGAGTACAATCTGGTATTGCTTTAAGAACTGAATTTGAATTATTAAATGCAAGACTATCTGAGAAGTCTAAACTAATGGAACTTGCAGAAGAACAAATTTGGAGATTATTTGCTGACTGGCAAGAAACTGTATTTGATGGAGAAATAGAATATCCTGAATCATTTGACATTAGAGATTGGGCAACTGATCTTGAATTATTACAACAAGCAAAAGCTTCTAATATTAAATCAGCTACATTTGCTAAAGAGATAGATAAACAAATAGCAAGAACTGTTATTGAAGATGATACTACATTAGAACAAATTGATTCTGAAATAGATGGTGGAACAGAAGCATTAGGAGAGTTTGCACAACAACCAATAACTTTACCTACAATTTAATGTGGCACAAGATTTATTACAGGAACTTCAAAGCATAAGAGCAAGGGCAGTAACTAATTTAGAAGCACAGCATCAAAAACTTTTAAATGATACATTAAAAACTTTAGAGACTAGAGTTATACAATCAGTATCAGAACTTCCAATCCAAGACGGAGTATTATTTAATACTAGACTTGCTATTGAGATAAGACCAAAATTACAACAAGCAATAGAAGAACTTTACTTGGCCAGAGTACAAACATTAATAAATGATTACGATAAGATTGCAGGTACTATTGTTGCAACTTATGGTAAGCTTCCAATACCAGCAGAGTTCAAACAAATAACAGAAGCTGATTTAGTTACTATTCAACAACTAAAGAAGATTGCATTTACTCAATTCCAAAATCTTGCAACTGAATTTACAAATACATTAGCACAAGAAGTATTCCAAAGTACATTAGTAGGAAAACCTTTTGCAGAAGTAGTCCAAACTATTAGAGATAAGATTAATGGAATCTACCAAGAAGCAGACACAGTTAAGCAACAACAACTTGTAGACTTTATTCAGAAACAAAAGATAGCTGGTAAAACAAATACAGAAGATTTTAAAACAGCAGTAGATGAACTTAAACAAACTTATGGTTCTACTGTAACTGGAGATAACTTATCAGCTTACTCAGGACAAATAGTTCAAGATGCTTTAATGGGATTTGATGGACAGTTCGCAAAGTATAGAGCAGATCAAATAGGATTAACTTCTTTCATTTATCATGGTTCAATCATTAGGGACAGTAGAGATTTCTGTGTTGAACACGCAAACAAAATATTTACTGAAGAAGAAGCTAGGGATTTATGGCAAAGTGAGTGGCAAGGTAAATCAGGAAGCGACCCATTCTTAGACAGAGGTGGATATAATTGCAGACATCATTGGCAACCAGTTGATACAGATTGGGGAACAATAAAAGATGATGGAACTTTTGAATACACAGTAGAATAGAACATCTTAGCAACAAATTTATTGCATTTTATCAATTCTCTTGATAATTGACTAATATAACAATATAGAAGGAGAACAAACAATGAACGACCAAGTAAAAAAAGAGTCGGTTGAGAATACAGCATCTCAAAACAATGCTGGAATCAATGAAGTTTCTAACAATCAAGATGTTGAGAATAAAGTTTTTTCAGCAGATCAACTTGAACAGATTGTTCAACGTAGATTAGAACGATACAAGAAAACAGTATCTAATAAACTTGATGGAATTGATATTGAAGAAGCTAAAAAACTACTTCAAGAAAAAAAAGACAAGGAACTAGAAATCGCTAAACAACGTGGCGAGTTTGATAAAGTTCTGAAGGAGACAGTATCAAAAAAGGATTCAAAAATTCAATCGTTGGAATCTGAATTAAAAAGGATTCGTATAGACGAAACATTAGTCAATGTAGCTAGTGGACTGAAAGCTGTTAAACCAGCAGAAGTTAAACAGTTACTTAGAAATAATGTTAAGTTGAATGAACAAGGTTCTGTTGAAGTTATCAACGAAGATGGAACTCCTAGATACTCAGAAAAAGGTGAACCAATGTCTGTAAATGAATTGGTAAACGAATATTTAAAAAACAATCCTCATCATGTGATGGCTACTCAAAGTGGTAGTGGTTCACAAAGTAAGATTGGTGGAATTTCTCCCAAATCCGTTACAATGGGTGATCTTGATTTAAGTAATCCGAATGACAGAAAATTATATGCTGAAATGAGGAAAACAAGAGATCAAGGTAATTTTAAAATGAAAATAACAACTAACAACAACTAACTAAAATAAAAAAATGGCATCAGAAACAACAAGTTCAACTTTAAGTGAACTATTTACGAATATAACTCAAGAAGCTATATTCACATTCCAAGAGACTTCAGTAATGAGACCTCTTGTAACTCTTTATCCAATCGTTGGATCAGGAAAAACAGTAGAAGTACCTGTGTACCCTACTATTTCAGCAGCAGCAGTAAACGAAGCTACTGATTTATCAAACACAGCAGTAAACCCAACTTCAGCAACTATCACAGCTTCTGAAATTGGCGTGATGACTACGCTTACAGATCTTGGCGCTAATTCAGCTTCAAGAAATGTTGGTGCTGACATTGGTAAATTATTCGGCGAAGCGATTGCTAAAAAAGTAGATACTGATTTAGTAAATCTATTAGACGACTTTGCATCTGCTTCAGATCAAGGTGGTGCAGGAACTGAATTGACTGCTGACTTGCTTTTCAAAGCACAAGCAATCTTAAGAACTGCAAACGTACCAGCACCTTATTATGGTGTGTTTCACCCTAAAGCATTATTCAACTTGAAAAAGACTTTAACTCAAGCTGGTTATGCTGGAACTGCAACTGCTATGTCTGACATTGGTAACGAAGCATTAAGAAACGGATATATCGGCAGAATCGCTGGTATTGATGTATTTGAAAATGCTAACATTACTATTGATGCTTATGATGATTCGTATGGTGGAGTATTTCACCCAGCTTCATTAGGACTTGCTATGAAAGAAGAATTTAAAGTTGAATCTCAAAGAGATGCTTCTTTAAGAGCAACTGAATTAGTAGCTTCTATCGTTTACGGAGTAGGTGTTATTAAAGACACTTATGGAGTAACTGTAAGAACTGATACAGCACTTTAATTAAACTTCGGTGGGGTGTAAAAGCCCCACCACTTAACAAGATTATACTATGGCAAATTTTTCTACCGATTCAGATTTAACAGTTTACCAACCAGATATTTTAGGATTTGGAATAGCATCATTTACATCACCAACAGATTACCACGCATTTGCAAGAGCAGACATTGAAAGAGATTTAAGAATTAGATGGTGGCCAGTTTATGTAAAACAGACTTATAGAGATATATCTTTACTAAATACTACTGAAATGAACGGAACATTAATAACAGATGCACAGTTTAAAAGATTATCTGTTTATAAAGTAATTGGATTTTATTGTTGTCCACAATTAACTAAATTTAACTCAAATGATAATCTTGATAGATTTCAAGTAATGATGAAACATTATAAACAAATGTATGCAGATGAACTAGAAACTATTTTAAGAGATGGTGTTGAGTATGATGCTGATGATTCTAATACAATAGCTGATGCAGAAAAAGCACCATATCATAGACTGCAACTTATCAGATGAAGATAACTGTTGAAGATAATTCTTTACAAGTTGCTAAGAACTTTGAAAAACAAGTAAGAGAACAACCACAAATAGTTAAGACTGCATTAGGAAGAACTGCTGAGTTCTTAATGGGTATAATTAAACAAAGAACTACTAGAGGTCAAAGTGCAGATGGTAATTCATTCCCACCTTATACAGAAGCTTATAAAACATTTAGATCAAATGCTGGGCGACAAACACAGTTTCCTGATTTAACATTCTCCGGTCAAATGCTATCTAACATTACACAGAAGTCATCTCCAACAGAAGCTATTATTTATTTTGCAAACAAATTCCAAAACACTAAAGCATTAGGCAATCAAAAGAAAAGAAAATTCTTTGCTATTGGTGCAAGAGAGATACAACCTATTATGAATGTATTTATGAAAGAATATAATAAACTAAGCACAATTAAATGAGCAAACGAGAAGATATAGCATCAAATATTATAACTGTATTAA